TGCTGTAGAAGCCATCAAGAAGTCAATTGACGACTTCAGTGGCAAGAGTACAGAACTGAGCAACAATGTCTCAGAGGTGGTTAAGAGAATGGATGCTCTTGAGAAGAGAATCGATGAATTCGAAGGTGCAACAGCAGTAAAGAAGTCTGTTGAGGCTGATGCCCCAGCAGATGAAACAAAAATAACAAAGAGTATATGGCAAGGTCACTTCCTCGGTGTTTCAAACCTATAACTCAATAATGCTTATAAACTTTATAAAAAAAGGCAGGTGAAAAAATATTATGAGCAACGAACTTCTGCAAAAGGTTATCGACACTTCAAATCTCGGTTCAACCTTCACAAGCACTGGTGACAACGGTGTTGCTGTTCCTTCAGGTAACGGACTTCTGTACCCTGATCAGGCAAACCGTTTTCTTGACTACATGTGGGACGCCACCATTCTTGCGAAGTCTGCACGCACAATTCGCATGCGCTCCAACACAACAGAGATTGACCGTGTGAGCGTGGGACAGCGTATTATGACAGTTGCAACAGAAGACAATCCGCGTGACTACGTTAACGCTTCCTCTTCTTCAGCCAACTTCACACAAGCCGCTGCAACATTCTCAAAAGTTTCTCTGACAACTCGCAAGTTGCGTCTTGACTGGGAACTCTCTGCTGAATCACTGGAAGACAACATCGAAGGACCAGACCTTGAAGATCACATCGCACGCCTCATGGCAACTCAAGCCGGTAACGACATTGAGGATGTGTTAATCAATGGTACAGGCTCCGGTTCCGGTCTTCTTTCAGCATTCAAGGGCTTCCGTCAATTGGCCTCTGACAATGCACACGTTGTGGACGCTGCTGGCTACGGTCTTGACAAGACAGTATTCAACGCTGCTATCAAGCAAATGCCACGTAAGTACAAGCAACGCAGAAACCAAATGAGATTCTTTGTCGGTTCAAACCTTGTCCAAGACTACCTGTTCAACCTCACCGCTTCCGCCGGTTCTGTCAACCCGTTTGACATTGCCTCAGGCGTTATCCGTGGTGAAGTTGCTGCTAACGATGGTGGCCCCGGTACTGTAACTCCATTCGCTTTTGGAATTCCAGTTATCAACGTGCCTCTCATGGATGAGACACGCGCTGGAGATTACGTTGGGCAAACAGGTCTTCACGGTGACGTTCACCTGACCTTCCCCCAAAATCTCATCGTTGGTATCAAGCGTGATGTTGTTGTATATCGTCTGTTCCAGCCCAAGAAGGACACAATTGAATACACTCTATTCATTCGTGTTGGTACAGCAATCGAAAACTACGACGCACACGTTCTGGTAAAGAACGTCAAGGTGGCAGGTACAACTGCTCCATTCGGTTCAAACTTGTCTGCCGCACACGGCAGCAATGTGACTGGTGGTTCAGGAACCTACACATACTGATAAAAATCTTATCACCAGCAAGGAGGGCAATATGCCCTCCTTGTTTGGTTTCTGCTATAATCTTCATATATAGAAAGGGAAAAAAATGTCTTTTAATAACTTGAAATTGGCTGAATTGAAGGAAGTTGCTGGTAGTTTTGGAGTTGACACTCCTGCGAAGGTGACAAAGAATGATCTTATTCTTCTTCTGGAGGAAGAGGGAATTTCATACCAGATGTATGACAAGTTCGCCAATGTTGAGAAGGAAGAAATAAAGGCAGAGGTTGGGCAACCAGCACGTCTGGACCTTACCAAAGAAAGTACAATGCTTGTAAGAATGGACAGGGAGAATTTCTCATACCAGATCGGAACCGCGCAGGGAGCAATCACATTCACCAAGGAACACCCGTATGTCGCCGTTCCTGAGTCTGTGGCCCAGAGCATCTTTGATTCACATCAAGGATTCCGCCCAGCGACTCCAAGAGAGGTACAGGAATTCTACTCCTGATTTCTGGAGGTTATCTAATTGCAACAGATCAACAACGGCGACTTTGAGAAAATTGAATTTGTCATAGTCAAGAACAATGATCAGGTAAATGCTGATGGGAATGTGTCAGTTCGAATTTTTAATGCTGATGACTCAACCAATACGGTTATTGACAGTGGCACGGCGGTGAATGAACCCGTTCTTGGTCTTTATTCATATCAGATTGATCCCGATGTTACTTCTTTGAACAAGATAATGCGGGCTGACTGGTCATATGTCTTGAACAGTTCTTCAGTTACACAGTCAACATTCTATGAGATTGCAACTCCGTATGCCACTGTGTCGGACATAATTGACTACTACGAGTTTGGGACAAATCCTTCAGACTTGAACTATCGTCCTTATGAGCAGATACGAAATGCTGAAAGGCTCGCTAGAACGGTCATAGACGGCTATGCAGGCCAGAAATTTGGTAAGAGGTCTGGATGGCAGGAAGTATTTGGAAATGGCTCAGACGCCTGTTTCTTGACCGAACCAATGCTTCAGATAGACAAGATGTATGAGAATGATATTCTTGTCTATGACAAAACTTCCAGCCCCTCCGTCAATCAGTTCGGGTTTGAGATAATGCTTACTCAAACTAGCAAAACTGTCAGAATTGTGAATGCTGGGTGGGATGTGAGATATGACAACAATATTGACCCTTCAATCCTTTATTATGGAAGATTCAGAAACAACTCAAGATACAAGTTTGAGGGTGTCATCGGATGGAACTATGTTCCTCCAAACGTCAAACTCTCTGCCGTGATGCTCGCTGGAGACTATTTGGCCCACGATGCGGCTTGGAGAATAAAGTATCTCAAGGAAGTTTCTCTTAGCGAGATATCTTTCAAGATGGCAAACGGTGCATTTAACGGAACCGGAAACTTGCTCGTTGACAACATGCTTGATATGTACAGAAATGTTGGAATAGTGATTATCTGATGATCAATTCATTGATCGGAAGCATAATGAACATGAAGTGTGATGTCTATGCTCAACAGAACACTCAGACAAGCACGGGAAACATTGCCAGAGAATGGGTGTATGACAGAACCATAGATTGTCGGATAGAGCCAATTAAACTAGGCGGATCAACCAATAGGGGAGACAATAAGTCTTTTGATTCGGGAGAAAATAATTTCTATTCAGAACATCTTCAACTAAAGATGAAGTCTCTTATACAGTTGAGCAAACGTTCAAGGATATCGTCAATTAGGGACAGCAACAACAATTCTATATACAAAGAGATTGACAGATATGGTCATCCAGACATGATCTTTGAGGTAACCGCCTCCCGCGCAGAGATTGACCCGCTGGGGCGGGTAAGTTATTATGAAATAACAATTCAAAGAGTAGAAGTGCAGAGAAATGATTCAACTTCAAGTTGATCCTATTTCAACAATGAACATTCAAAAGATGGTCATGGACAAAGTTTCTCAGGCTGAGACTGTTGTCAGTAAGAAGTCATTGACGGAGATAGCAAAAGCCGTATTTACAATCACATCAAAACAATTCCTCAGAGACTTGTCAATGGCTGCTATCCAAGACCCTGACAGATTCCATCATCTGTATGAATGGTCGGCGGTTGGAAATCCAAATGAGAAGTTATTCATGATGAAAAGACAATCAGTAACAAACGGGAAGTTGACAATAACGTTCGTACCAGTCAATTCAACAAAATATGTTCCTATAAGTCAAGATTTACTTACTCCCGGCGAAACTGGAAGAGTTGTCTCAAGCAGGCATATATTCAGGGAGAAGATGAGGATAATGGAAGACAACAGTCCGATCTTCTTTGAGACTAAGAAAACAATAGTATTTTCTTCAAATGGATACGGCATGGTATTTGTGCCAAAAAATACAATATTGGAAATAATGGACCCCGGCGGCGGAAAGACAAAAGGGGCATTGCGTGAGTTCTCTCAGAGTTGGTACTTAAACTCTGCCAATTCGGCGGTTGTCCAGTCTAAAATGATTGACAGAATAGGAAAAGAAGTTTCCAAGACATTGAATAGTTCAAACTCCAGCGCTGCAAAGGTTCACGATACAATTAGAAAGGTGACAGCGGCATATTCTAAGGAGATGACATCAATCTAATGGCAGATTACTCATCGTTGGCGATCATAGATTTAAAAGACTTCATATGGGAGCAGTTGAAGTCAAACAGCATACTTTCAGAGTCGGACTACTATGCTGATGGATTCACGACTCCATTGACACCAATAATTCCAAGCCAGCAAGTTCCTGAATTCAACAATCTGCTCCCAAACAAACTTTATATGACATATGACAGCGAAATTCTTCCCATATCGGAGCAATGGTGGATTGTACATGAGATTATGAATCTCATGATTATATCTCCTGACTATGATCAGATAGTAAAGGTGATGAATTTTCTCACTGACCTTCTTAGAAGATATGATGAATCTGCCACAGATGTAAAGGCTTCTAACATATTGTCAAACAATTTCTTTTTTCATTACACAGCAATAAATAGAATAAAGTCTCCCGCGCCCATGAAGCAAGAGGGCGGGCTGAGAGTAGGACACGTAGCCATTCTCTTCTGCTATAGCAGGAAGAACGACAACTCAAATCGCTTTGCGTAAGAGTTGTGATATATTGATAACGAGGAAGTGCAAGACCAAATCCCCTTTGAAAAAAGGTAGGTGAAAAATAAATGGCTGGTACAGCAAAAAATATAATCGTTGGTGCCGCTCGCGTATGGATTTCATACGGTGCAGATTCATATCGCCCAGCGTTGAACGACGCTGGTGTGTTCCCATGGAATCAGACTAACGTTAACGCATACAGCAATGTGACTGCTGCTTCCGCAAAGTCAACTCCCAACTTCTTGGACACAACTGGATCAGGATATTGGAGAGACTTCGGATTCACAAGCACAGGTGTTGATATCTCATACGAACCCGGTTACTCTGACGTTGTGGTTGATCAGTTGCTGGATGCTGCTCGTCTCTTCCAACAAAGCCTCAAGGTGGTCATCAAGACAGAACTTGATGAAGGTACTTTTGAGAACATGAACATCGTGTGGGGACAGCAAGAAACATTCCGCAACTTGGGAACTACTTCCGCTGGTACTGCTTCTGCTATTTCTGTTAAGGATGACGCTTCAGCGTCTGTGACTCAGTTGGCAATCGCAGCAGGAGCACTCGGTATCGCTCCCGTTGATCGCTCCTTGGTGTTCGTTGGAAATGCTCCCGGTTCTTACGGCAGAAAGGGTACTTACCCAGTAAGTTCTTCTGCTGCAATTAACCCCGCCACTCCCGTGGATGTATCTTCAAGCCGACTCAAAGAGCGTGTGTATGTTGCTCGCAGAGTTATTCAAGAGCAAACCACAGCCCACGCCCTTAAGCGTGATGCTGCAACAGTGTTCCCTGTTTCATTCCGCGCCCTCCCTGACACCGATGGTGTCAATGGTGGTGGAGTAAACAACACTGCTGGTACAGAATACGGATTCATCATTGACCGTATCTACAACGCATCTTGATGATGTAAAAACTTGAAAGGCATAAAGGCCCCAATTATATTGGGGCTTTTATGTATATAAATACAATGTTGCTATAATGATGAAGAGGTTTTTGGAGGATTTAAATGGCTAATACAGTCTATGAAGTAGTAGAAATTCAATTGTCAAACGGCGAAGAAATTGCTGTTCGCCCACTGACAATTAAGAATTTGAAGAAGTTCACAAAGGTTGTTGCCAAACTTGACAGCCCAAATGTAAAAACTGAAGAAGATGCGATGGAAGTATTTATTGAAGCCGCCATGGTTTGCATGGAGCAGTTTGCCCCAGACCTTGCAGAAGACAAGGATAAGTTTGAAGACGTAATCGAAGTCCCCACTTTGATGAAAATTCTTGAAGTAGCGGGTGGGTTAAAACTCAATGACCCAAATCCCGTAGCGACGGGTCTAGTCTAGAAGAACTAGATTTAGTCGCTCTAGAAGGAGAAGTGTTCTTGTTGGGCCACTGGAAGAATTATGATGAACTTGAAGCAAGTCTTTGCTTTGAAGAACTTCTAGTAACATTAAATGCAGCGCGAGAAAAGGAAAAACGTGATCGCGTGTTCTTTGCGGCCCTTCAAGGCGTGGACCTTGAAGAAAGCACATCTTCACCCTCCTCTTCTTCAAAGAGTCAGTATGGTGACATAACTGAGTTGAGTGGCTTCAAGGCGGCTCAGGAAGGTTTCGGCATAGGCATGGGTCTAGGATATGCCGAAATTGGTTCAGAAGATGACTGATAATAGAATAGAGTTCCTTGTTGATGGAAAGGCTAATTTCAAGCCTATCTTTGAGGAACTGGAAAAACTAAAGAATCAAATAAAAAGTGTATCCAATGCCTCACAAGGCATCGGAGCAATAAAACTAGACACCAAGCAACTTCAGGCATATGAAAAGCAATTTGCTGATACTGCCTCCTCCATTCGTGGAGTTCAGGTTCAGATGGTGGGACTGGCAGACAGTGCTGATCACCTGACAAGAAGACTTCTAAACAATAACCGCACCTTTGCCGAAATGATGACTACTTGGCGCGCTGGTTCCAAGAAACTCACCGATGATATGAAGAGTATTGGTGAATATCAGGCCAAACTTCATGAGTCAATGGTTATTCCAAGTGCCGTAGGATCTGGCCAAGCCATGGTTGTCACAAATCTTGGAAAAATTGCGAGTCAAACTCTAAGCGCACAGATGGCCCTGAAAGCCTACAACACTGAAATGATGAATCTTGGAAACAAGATGGTCAATTTTGGTAAAAACACTCAATGGGCCGGTCGTCAGTTGACAGTTGGAATAACCGTCCCCCTACTTGCTGCTGGTGGAGCAATTTCTGCAATGTTCCTAAAAGTTGATGAAGCCATGCGTAAATTGATGATGGTATATGGCGTTGGTGGTTCATCTGGAAGCAAATTCTCAAACATAGTTCCATCTCCACAAGAACTTGAAAATGTTCGTCGTGGAGTTACCGAACTTGCCAAAGAAATGGCAAACTTGTATGGACAAAGTGCGGCAATGACCGCAAATGTGGCCGCTGACTTGGCAGCAGCGGGTTACACACAAAAACAATTGCTTGATCTTACTAAAGTAGCATCAACCGCCATGACCCTTGGACAGACTGACCAAGAATCTGCCATTAAGGCCACCATTGCATTGCAGAATGCTTATAAACTTAGTACCAATCAAACTGCTGAGGCTTTGCAATTCTTCAGTGCTGCTCAGGCTTCCACAAGCACAAATATGCGCGATCTGATTGATGCTATTCCCAGAGTTGGACCAATTATCAAAAATTTGGGAGGCACGTACAAGGACACCGTAGCGATGATTGTTGCCATGAAAGAGGGCGGTGTGGCGGCTGGTGAAGGCGCTAACGCTCTCAAGAATTCAATGCAAAGAATTGTTGCTCCGACTGAGACAGCCAAAAAAACTCTCTCAGGCTTTGGAGTACAACTTGATGAGATAGCCAGATCTGGCTCACCAGTAATAATGATTGAGAAGTTGCAGGATGCTCTTTCCAAGTTGGATGCAGTTTCTAGACAACAAGCAATAACTGAATTGTTCGGAAAATTCCAAGCGGCCCGCATGACTGCTCTGTTGGATAACTTCAACAGGTCTGGAACACAGTCTGCCAAGGTAATGGAAATGATGTCTCTGACTGCTGAACAATTGGCAAGCATTCAAAATAGACAGGTAAAGACTTTGCTTGAATCTCCGTCCATGAGGTTTCAAGCAGCAATTGAAGGGCTAAAGGCTCAACTTATTCCAATTGGTGAAAAGTTAATCGAACTTGTCACCCCAGTAATAAATGGAATTTCTTGGCTTGTAAGCGCTATTCAAAAAATTGGACCACTGAAATATTTACTGGCTGGTGGATTGGGATTCACAGCAATTGTCGGACCAATTATCATGTTTGGTGGATTGATATCCAACCTTGTCGGACAGATGTTCAAAATCAGTCAACAGTTGAGAATGTTCAAAGAGGGATTTACTGGAGCCGGTGGGTTGGCTGCTCCATTCACTGCAATAAGAGAAGGACTTAAGGCTACCCAGAACTATCTTGAAGAATTTGATGCAGCAGAGTATGCTAGCAAGGCGGCAGCGGATCAACTAACAATGTCAGCCAATGAGCAGGCCAATGCCTTCCGAGAATTGACTTCTGCCATGGCACAATATCGTCAGGAACTTGCCGCAATCGCAAGCGGCGGTCCCGTGCCCGGTTTCGGCGGTGGTTCGCCGGGAACTCCCGGCATAGGCGGCGCTCCATATCCAAGAGTTCCAATTGTTGGTCCAATGTCTCCAATGGGAATTGTTGGTGAGGCTTCCAGACCAATTAAAGTAGAAGCATTAGAAGTTAGACTTTCAAATCAACGAGGCAAACTAGAACTTGACGGCGGTGGTGGAATTGAATTCTCTCACATGCGTCCTACACAACAAACAATGCAAGGCTCCAACGTTCTTGGAATACCGGGATATGATCCCAGAAGAAATGCACAGGGAAGTTTTGGCATTGTTCCCGGTTACATGACTCCAACCACTGGAATCGGTAAAGATATAAATCAAACATTGCAGGATCGTGGCGGTCTGCCAATTATTCCAACTGCAATAAACTCTCAAGATGTTGTTCGTCAAATTCTCACCGATCTGGGAATAAGAAACATAACTGACGCGGTTGTGCAGCAAGCCATGCAAGAACTAAGCATTGAGAACATTGGTGGTGCTGAGGCTGGAAAACTTGCACAGATGCGAGCATTGTCAATGTTGCAGGGCAATCCAGCAGCAATTGGTCAATTCAGGTCATTGACATCATCGCCAGATGCGACGGGCGCAGACGTAGAAGCGTTCTTTGCACAACAATTGGGATCAAGTTGGGAAGACATAAAACAACAGGCGGCACAAGAGATTCTTCATCTTTATGAAATTGCTCAACAAGAAACTGCTGATGCCATTCAAGCCGGAACAGTTGCTCCACAAAACTTGATGGAACAATTAAGTCTGACTGGCGCTAGACTTTCCGAACTTGTTTCTGAGCAGTACAATCAAATTGTTGCCACATTTGAAGCGCCCTTTGCAAAGAGCATGACAATTGATTCAACTCAATTTGACAATATAACCGAACAGATGAAACGCAAACTCAGCGTTAGACTTGTGAATGC